GAAACTAGACTTCTTGCTCAGGGACGCTTAGGTTCCACAGGTGGTAGAGAAGACATGAGTGCTTTGGAAGAAGCAATACTAAGAAGCCAAAATCAAAGACGTACTCAATCATTTGGACAAGCTCAAACTCTTATTGATAGTTTACTTGGTAGAGAAACAGGTGATATTTCCACTGCTACTGGACTTCTTAATATTCCACTACAGCAAGCTAATTTAGGTAGAGGTATCGGAGGTGATTTAGGAAGGTTAGCATCTTCAGGTCTTCAAGCAAGAACAGGGGCAGCACAAAACTTAGGTAATGTTACAGCAGCTATGGGTAGTCCAGCAGGAACAGCCCTTGGTTCCCTAGGCGGTTTATTTACTAAAAGAAGTCAGCAGGTAACATAATGGCAATATCTCAAGAGTTAGCATCACTTCCACCATTCCTTCAAAGGTTTCTTATTGACAGAGGAGCAGTAGTTGATCCTGATGCGGTTGTTCCTGTTTCATCTTCAGTAGCACCTTTGTTACCTGCCTTGCCTCCAAGAAGAACACCTCTTGATGACGGTGGTAGTGGAGAAGACTACAGTTCTACTTTTGGTAATATAGCTTCAACTAGCGGTTTTTCTAGTCCCTCAATAAATAGTGATGCCTTTACCCGTGGTTTTGCTCGATTAGCTGAAGTACCAGAACAAATAGCCACAGGAATATCAGATACAATTTCTAGTTTTGCAAGTGGAGTAGAAAATATTTTTAATGGTTTAGGAGCAACTTCTGTAGATGAGTCTCCTTCTACAAGCGGTAGCAACTTTAGCCTTAGTGGTTTATTTGACATGGGTACAGGACCTTATACTGCTCCTACCGCTTTACAACAAATAACAGGAAATCCTTTAAGCATGGGTGGTATGGGTAGAAATATGCAAGCTATAGATGCCTTAGGACAAGCTAGGGGGGATAGCCCTTCTTTTATAAATGGTCGTAAAGTTGCAGCAGGTATGATGCCTGTAGCTAGTATTTTAGGATTAGGAACCACAGGGGGTTTATTTGGTATGCTTGGAGGTGGTTTAAACGCTATGGGATTTCATCACGACTATGACCCTAATGTAGACTCTAATTTATTTATGGACCCAGATCAAGGTTTAGTTGGTTTTGATAGTAAATCAGCAGGTGGTGGAGGTATGCAAGAAGGTATGCTTAACATGACAAACATGGTTGAAGATATGGTAAACAAAGGTCTTGGAGGAGAGTATATAAATACTCCACAAGGTTTTGTTACTGCAAATAATTTAAATAGTTACTTTCAAGGCAATGGAAAATTTGACGATCTTTCTGGGGAACCTTTAGGATACGGTTCTTTAGCTTACAACGGTATACCTTCTGGGTACGAGCCTTCAGGGTACGGTGATTTAAGTTCTAACCAAGCTATTGATTCTTTAAACAACATGAGTGGTGATGCTTGGAACTCTGTTGCTTCTGATGTATACGCTTCAGGTGGTGGGTATAATGATGCTGTACAGGCAGCAGAAAATGAAGCTGAAGCTTTAGCTGAGTCTGTAGGTTGGGCAGATTTTGATGCAGGTTTTGACACTATTGGTACATCAGAAACTGGAGTAGATTCTGATTTTGGTTCTGTATCTGATTGGGCATCTGAAGTAGATTCTGATTTCGGTTCTACGTCTGATTGGGAAGGAGGTTTTAACTAATGTCATTATATGAAAATATAAACAGAAGAAGACGTAAAAACAGTTCCCGTACTAAAAAGAAAAGTAAGATTAGTGACGAGGACTATAAAAATATGTTAGCTGGTTTTAAGAAAAAGAAACCAAAGAAGAAAACAAGAACAAGGAAGGCATAGCTATGGCAGTCAAAGGATTATTTAGTGGACCTACACCACAGGACATTAGGCAACTAATGAACCAAGAGAATGAACTGCGTATCAGACAAGCAGGACTAGATTCTAGAGCAGGTGGTTATCAGGCTCAGTTGATGTCTCAGGCTACTGAGAGAGGCAGACAAGCACTTGGAAATCTTTTTGGTGGTGCTATGGGAGCCTTTGGTATGGAGATGCCACAGGACCCTAGGTTGTCTCAAGCAGTCAAAAGAGAATCAACTAGGGTTCGTATGAATGAAATGTTTAAAGATGCTGGAGCGGATGGAAAGATAACACCTGAAGAATATGATGCAATAGCTAATGAAATGGCAGCTTCTGGTTTTCAAGCTGAAGCAGCAGATGTTATTAAAAGAAAACAAAATGAATATGGTACTTCATTTCAACGAAGTGAGTCTAAGAAAAAATCTTCAGAACGTTTTCAAGGTCAAGAATTTAAGGCTAAACAAGCACAAATGGAAAGAGATTTTAGAGCTAGTGAAACAGCATTAGCAAGAGCGCAAAGGGAATATGAGTCTGCTCTTAACAGAGGTGACAAGAAAGAAGCGGAGAAGGCTAGACTTGCGTTTGAAAATAAAAAACTAGATCATACTAAGTTAGTGGCTAAACAAGACAGAGAGGACAAGAAAACAAGTCTTGATCTAGCAAGAAGAAGAGTCAAAGAACTAGAAAAACAAGGCGCATCTAAAATAAAAATAGCTGAAGCTAAACAAAAGTTGGAGGAACAAATCCAAGCCTACAAAGAAGCAAACCCAACACCGAAAAAATCGAGTATTGTAACTGCCAATAACAAAAAAATGTTTTTTAAAGTCTATAACGATGGCGGTGAAATGGAAGACGCTATTGATGCTCATTACGGTAACACTTATGGAAAAATTAATGAAGAGGATCAAATACAACTTTTTTCAATAGCTCAGGATATAATGACAAAACAAGGGGTTCGTGATCCTAAGCAAGCTTTGAAGTTAGCCCTGCAACAACTTAAAAACCCAGAAGCAGTTGTAAAAAAACAAAAGAAAAATACTACAGGGATTGATTATAAAAGTAAGAAAAAACAACCAAAAAAAGTTGAAAAAGTAGATGGCTGAACCTTATACAATAACTACTGATGACATCTTAAAAAATAAAGACTTAAGATTAGAAGGTGCTTTGCCCGGAGATGTTATTGAAGAAGGGGAGCTTATTCGTGTATTTTCTAAAGAAGGGGATGAGCGTAAAGAAGGTTACTCTATAACTGAATCAGATTTAAATTCAAATGAAGACCTTAGAATTGATGGTGCTGAAGTAGGTGATCAGATAATAGATGGTGAAATAGTTAAAAATAAAGATAATGATTTCTTTGAGCAGTTTAAATATGGGTACGACAAAGCTACAGGTCTTCCTACTAAAGTTGGTGACATAATAGAATCATATATACCTATGGGTGGTTTTACTTTTGATTTTACTAACGGCTTTGATTACATACCACCAGACGAAAGATACGGAAAAGGTTATTCAGAAGCTACCCCTCAAGAGCGTAGAGAAATGATTGTAAGGGCTAGAAACCGTGAGCTAATGGAAGAGTACGGTCCTAACATGATGGCTCAAAACGCAGGTGCAAGTACAGCAGGAGAAATTGTAGGTTCTCTTGTAGACCCTACAACACTGTTACCTGTGGGTGCAGGATATAAAGGCGTAATGGCTATCAGTGGTGGACTAGGTGGTGCTTTTTCTGCTGCTGAAGACTTTAGAACTAAGGGTGAAGTTGATCTAGGTAAGGCTGCTTTAATGGCAACTGGTACTGCTCTTACTGGAGGAGCTATAAAGTTTGGTGTAGATAAGTTAGCCAGACGTAGTGCAAATAAACTTGTAAACAAAGTAGAAGATGTTATACAAGCAAGGGTTAAAAAAGGTGATAAGGTATCTACTGATGATATACCACAAATAGCTGATGATTTAGGCGTTAACCCTAAAAGGGTAGAAAAAGCATACAACACTATAGGAAGAAAACCTTACGTTGGTTTGCACGATCCTGCTGATGAAGCTCTTAATGTATCTTTAACTACAGACGAAACTATGGTTCGTAAAATATCTGAAGGTGCTGAAAATTTATTTGGTTCTTTATACACAAACATAAAAAACATATCTCCTAGAGTTGCAGACAGTTTAAGAATGTATGAAGCAAATCTTGCTAAAAAAACAGCAGATACTTTAAACAAAGCTCAACCTTTTATGGAAGGTATGAACAAACTAGCCCCTAAACTTAAAGATGATCTCACTCGTTATATGTTTAACGGTAAGGACAAAGAAGCTCAAATACTTATAGAGAAGTATGCTCCTGAGTTAGCCCCTTCTTATAATGAAACTAAAGGATTACTTAAAGGACTTGGGGATGATTTGGTTAACTCTAATTTAGTTGAACCTTCTGATTTAGTGGATAACTATTTTCCTCGTTTTGTTAAAGATTTTAAAAATTTAAAGGCAAACTTAGGTGATGAATTACAAGGCAAATTTACAAAGACTCTACAAGATTACGCAAAGTTTAAAGGGGTTGATCCTAAAAGCATTGATGATCACGTTCAAAGTCAAATCATAGATAAAGTTATCAGGGGGTATACTTTTAAAACAAACACTCCCAAACCATCTTTTGTTAAAGAACGTACAATAGAAGATATTCCTAGTGATCTTATGCAGTTTTACGGCACTGCTGAGGAAACTCTTTCGATGCACATAAGAAATTCTATTAACGCTGTAGAAAGAAGAAATTTTATAGGCGTTAAACCAAAAAGTTTATTTGAAACACCTGATGAAATAACTTCTAGTCTTTCAACTAAAATTCAAAAAGAAATATCAGAAGGAAGATTAGTAAAGGAAGACGAGACTAAATTACTAGATTTGTTAAACTCCCGTTTTATTCACGGGGAAAAAACTATGAACTCTTCTCTTAAACTTTTAAGGGATAGTGGTTATGCCTCAACAATAGCAAATCCTATATCAGCCATAACACAGTTAGCTGATGTAGGTTCTTCTGCTGCACTAAAGGGACCCATTAACACTGCTATAGGATTAGCCAAGTCTGTATTAAAAACAAACAGAATAACGCTAGATGATCTTGGTTTGGTAGATGATATGTCCAGAGAATTTTCAGACCCTAGTAAACTAGTTAAAGTTTTAAACAGAGCATTAAATGTTTCTGGTTTTAAAGCAGTAGATAGAATAGGAAAAGAAACTTTAATAAATGCTTCTCTTAGAAAAAATCAGAAGTTAGTCAGGGGTTCTAAAGGCATAGCTAAGTTAGAAGAAAAATACGGAGGTATGTTTGGAGATGAGTTTGATTTACTTTTAAATGATCTAAGGTCAAAAGAAATAACAGACAGGGTAAAACTTATGGCTTTTTCTGACTTATCGGATTTTCAACCTGTATCTTTAAGTGAGTTTCCACCAGCGTATTTAAACAACCCTAATGCTAGAATCATGTATATGTTAAAATCTTTTACTTTGAAACAATGGGATGTGGCTAGAAGAGAAGTATATCAAAAATTAAAGAAAAAAGGAAGTAGAGCAGAAGGTCTTAAAAACTTAAGTGCTTTAGCTGTATACTTAACAGGAGCTAACGTAGGAACAAGTGTGGCTAAAGATATGTTATTAGGTAAATCTGTTAGTGTAGACGAGTTACCTGATAGAGCGTTGTTTGGTTTAATTGGTGTCTATGGTTTTAATAAGTATACTTCTGAAAAGTTTTTAGCCAAGGGTGAAATTGGAGATGCTATATGGTCACAATTAGCTCCTGCTACTCCTTTATTAGATGCAGCAACAAAAGGTTTAGCAGAGATTAGTGAAGAGGAACCTGAATTTGGTTTTACTTTGAGAAGTATTCCTATTATTGGTCCTATGGCTTACTATTGGTTAGGCGGTGGTATTGAAAAATACGAAGAAAGAAAAGATAGGGCAACAGATTAATGGCTGAAAAAAAACCTAACATGTTTGACTACAGGTTAGACCAGTTTATGAAAGCTGGTGATAAAGATGCTTCTGATCCTAGACGTTATCTTAGAGGTGCAGGAGCTATTGCTGGTTTATTTGGAGATGTGATTGCTGCTCCTATTGAAGCCTTAACTCCTCAATCTGTTTCCGATCTTTTTTCACAAGGGGCTGATTATCTTGTTAACGAAACTGATGCTGGAAAAGCAGTTATAGAATTTGCAAAAGAAAATCCTGAATCTGCTAAAGATATACTTGATGTCTTAAACATAGCCGGAGCAGTTCCAGCTTTTAAAATAATAGCAAAAGCAGGTACGGCTGGTATTAAATCTGCCTTGGGAAAAAGCGGTGGTGCTTTGTCAAAAGCTAAAGCAGGTGTTGGAGGGTCTATAGGTTCTTCAAGTATGTCAATGGCTGTTGCACGTAACATGCCTACTCTTCAACAAGGAGGTATGTTTGGGGATGTTCTTGATATAGGAAGAACAGTTAAAGGAACTGGTGATGACTTAAGAACTTACTCAGAAATAGCTAAAGGTACAGGAAGAAACCCAAAGACAGGTATTAATTTTTATGCTGGAGGTACTCCTGTTAAAGCAGTTTCTACAGCAGGAGAGGCTATACGGGCTACTCCAAGAGCTATTAGAGAGCTTACAAGCCCTCAAGCGTTGGCTGACTACAGAGCAACAGGCATGTCTTTGAACGCTAGAAAAAGAGAGTTGCCTAAAGCTGATACACCTTTGGAATACTCTGGTACTCATGCTATGCAAACACAAATGAAAAAACAAAATGATGGATTAAACGCTCCTCTTAATGATATAGATAGTCCTTTAATGATTAAAGCTAGACTTGGTGAGTATAACTTATTAGACAACGCTTCTATTCCCGATATAAACAAAACAATGTTTAAAGGTATTCCTGATGATATTGCGTCTAGGCATTTAAATCATATCAAAGCTGTTCATGGAATAGACGGTACAAAACCAGCAACCTTGTCAATAAAACCACCTAAAACTAATGGGATTGCTAGAGAACTATTAGGAACAGAAACCACAGGAGATGCTTTTATTAAGGGCCTAACTCAAGGAGACTTAATGAAGACGTTTAAACAAGCACACGGTGTTAAAAAAATAGACGGTAAGGGTATGGTAGAACTTACCCAAGTAGGTGTCGGTTTAAATTCTGATGTGTATAAAAGTTTATTACGTAGGCTTGGATCAGACGGTAAAGGAAATTATTCAAAACCTAATATAATAAAAAATGTTATAACAGCTAGAGCTAAAGAACAGAGAGGACTGCCTTTAGGAAAACTAGAAAATAAAATTTTAAACGCTTGGAAAAAATCTGGAAACAAAGGAACCGTTCCTCTTGCTACAGTTAAAGATGCTTCTGGGAAAACAGTATCTGGTAAAAACATGGCAGACATGGATGACATTATAGGAGATACTTTAACTACTAGCGGAAGTTACTTATCAAAAAGTAAAGAGTTAGGCGGTGTGAATTATGTTATGACTCATAGTTTAAAAGGTAATAAATCATACGTTACTATGAGTGATGGTTCAGATTTATTTGGAATAGGTGGAGGTCCTAAAAACGCACCTGATATAATTGTGGCTACACCTACTCAAGAAATAATACACGGGTCAAAAAGAGTAGCAACAACTAAAGACGGTAAAAAAATACCTCAAAGATTTGATAAAAAAAGAACTCAACAAGCTAGGAAAAACGAAAAAAAAGACTTGGCAAAAGGAATAAAAGAGTTAGAAGAAAGATCAGGTATTAAAAAGAAGTCTAATGAAACTCCTCAAAACTATCATAAAAGAGTTCTTAGGGATTTTAAAGCAAAGCCTACTTCACAAGATTATAAACAGGCTTTATCTAACATTACTAAACTACCAACAACATTGTTTCAAAGCGACATGAGAGATTCAGGATTATTTGGAGAAAGATAGATGTCAATAGAATACAGAGGAGAGAGGTTCTCAGGTTACAATAAGCCCAAGAGAACACCTAAGAAGAATAAGAAGTTCGCAGTGTTAGCTAAACAAGGTGAGCAAGTGAAGTTAGTTAGGTTTGGCGATCCTAACATGACTATAAAGAAAGACCAGCCAGCGAGAAGAAAAAGCTTTAGGGCTAGACACAGGTGTGATACTAGTCCTCCTAGTAAACTAAGTGCAAGATATTGGTCCTGTAAAAAATGGTAAAGGGAGATTACAATGGGAAGTAAAGTAGCAAAGATGAAAAGCGGTACAGGCTACAGCAAGAAAAAAAGCAAGTCATATGCTAAAAAGAAATCATCTAAGAAAAAGATGTATGGTTACGGATGATCTTAAGACTGTTTAAACGGCTAGTAGCCAGAGAAAGATATTACTTTAGACAATTTTGGGAACACACTAGACACTACAGGGGACACTGATGTTTCAAATACTTAAAGATATACGTTGCTGGCTTTTTTGGCATAGAATGGAAGAAAGCAATGCCAATAAATGTTCTAGATGTGGTCGTCTAATCTTTAGTATATTTTAACATAGTAAGCAAAGATACCGTTAGTCAGTATAGCTATGGCTACGCTGTTAACGACTATCAATGCCCTATCGTTCCAATTTATAGCAACTATTAACCAACCTAATATCCCTGCAAAATGAAAAAACAGATTGTAGGGATATATATTTTGTGCAGTAAGTATCATCGCAAACATAAGAACAACTGATGATACCCACTTAAGTCTCCATATGTAATCTTTACTCACACTCTTTTTGTCCTGTCTGTGGGTCTATGAAACAAGCTTCTGCTTTAGGCTCATCTTTAACCTCATTCAGTATACCATAACGTTTACCACTAGCTCTGAATGTAGTGATGCCTTTGCATCCCTGCTTCCAAGCATTATAATAAAGCTGTTTAAACGCATCGTAAGTTACATTGTCACCTACGTTACAGGTCTTACTGACTGCACTATCTATATACTTAGAGGTCAGAGCAAGGACTGAGAGATGTTCTTCAGCACTAATCTCATTGGCAGTCCTACCATTAACACCCTGTCTGTAAGCATAGTCCTCTACTCTCTGTATCTGATGACCATCAAACTCCTGTATGGTTCTGTCATAAAACAAACTAAACGGTGGTTCAATACCAGAACTTACGTTGTCTGCTGTGAGACTGATTGTACCTGTGGGTGCTATGGAAGTCAGATGAGAGTTACGTATACCAAACTCTTTAATCTGATCCTGTACCCAAGGAGATAATGTTTTAAAGAACTTACCCTCTATGTATTTATTCTTATCATAGAGTGGGAAAGACCCCTTCTCCTGAGCCAACATAGAACTAGCTGAGTAAGTATGGTCTCGAAGTGACTTAAGAACCTTAGTAGTAAACTTCATAAACTCTTCTGATCCATAGGGCATACCACACATCTCACCTGCATTGGCTAGTCCTGTAATACCTAGTCCCATCCTACGCTTGTTCTTAGCTTCTTTCTCTTGTGCTTCTAGAGGATAGATAGTCCTATCGATAACATTATCCATAGCTCTAACTACATGGTGGATGTCACCAGTGAACAGACCAAAATCAAACGCACCTGCTCCTACGTACTTAGTAAGGTTAAAACTACCTAACAAACAAGCACCGTAAGGTGGCAGAGGTTGCTCACCACATGGGTTAGTTGCCTCTATATTCTCACAGTAGTATAAGTTATTCATCTTGTTAATGGTGTCTATAAACAACACTCCCGGCTCTGCCCAATCCCATGTGCTACGCATAACCATGTCCCACAGGGCTACAGGGTCTACCTCTTCGTGTACCCTACCGTCAAACCGTAGAGGAAAAGGTTCTTTCTTCTCTAGGCATCTCATAAACTCATCTGTTACACCTACTGAAATGTTGAAACCAGTTAAGGCTGTACCGTTATTCTTAGCTGTGATAAACTGTTCAATGTCTGGATGGTCTATACGTAAGACACCCATCTGCGCTCCTCTACGGTGTCCACTAGATGCTATGGTCTGACAGACAGAATCATAAATCTGCATAAAGCTAACTGCACCTGATGCCCTAGAGTCCAGAGACTTGATCCTGTCTCCTCTAGGACGTAGCCTACTGAAGTCGTATCCTATACCACCACCTCTACGCATTGTCTCAGCAGCTTCTGTAGCTCTGCCCATGATAGAGTCCATACTGTCGTCTATAACACCACTGACGAAGCAGTTGTAAGCAGTAGTCTGCCTTGCTGCTCCCATAGCATTCTGTACCCTACCAGCAGGTAAAAACCTAAGATGCCTAAGTGCATCCTTGAAGTTCTCAAAGTGATCAGGGCTATCCTTAAGGGACTCAGCTATACGTACTACTTTACTGTAGAAGTCCTCACCTGTCTGTCTGTACTTAACTGTGTCTATCTCTTCTGATATTGGCAATGTCATACCGTAGTGCATTTCACTCTCCATCTTTAACTTTCCCCTTTAACTTCTCTAAATACCAAATTGCTTTGCTTATGTCTTGATCAGGTTTACCTTTGTGTTTGTACCTGATTATATATTTCATTGCGTTTCCCTCAAGATACCCTAAGAAATCATCCCTAGTCATGGACATCTCTATCAGGTCAATAGCTTCAACGTCCAGCATGTTATAATGTGAAGGACTGTTTACTGGATCGTTGTTGCCATCAGGGAAAAACTTTTCTTCAGACACTTGGTTGCTCAACACTGTTCTCCTCTTTATCTTTTTTCTCAACTGGTTTAATCATTATAACACACTTGGTAGTGATGTCAACTACTTTACCACTGTTGAGATATTTATATATAAACTGAGGTGCCACTACTTTACGACATCTTTCTATATTTAAGTCAACATGGTTTTGCTGTATGTCGTACCCTAAACTACCATCGTGATACACCATTATAATTATCAAAAATAATGTCTTCATAATATTCTCCTAATTCAAAGGAGTTATGTTGTCATAACCCTCATGAGTTATCTTAGGCTTTTCCTTAAACTCACAACTTTGTAAAAGAATGTCAATAGCATCTATAAGTAAAGGGGCGCATACGTCATCAGCATCCTTTAGGTCCTTAATGAGCTTACGTACTTGCTCCATACGAACTACAAGAATGTCAGGCATCATCATAGTCATCATGTCTTCAGGATAGTCAGCCATGTTATTACTCCTCAATCTCTAAGTCAACGTCAAAAACTTCTCTGAGGTCTTCAATGTTGTGTTCTATTAAATCTCCGAATCTCTCTATCAAATCTTCGGAAGTTATATTAAGAACCTCACACAAGTAAGAAGGTTCCGCTAAGTTAGATACTCTGTTTAAGAATTGTTTAGTTGGTAAAGGCATCTTTGATATTCTCCAGAGTGTACCACTTCATGTTTTCTTTGTCACACCATTCTGCCATGTTCATCTTACTTCCCTTCCTTACTTTTTTATATGGGTTGTATAATAAAAACACCAGTTGCTTTTTCTTTGGCAGACTATCCCTAATTGCTTTGTACTTCTGGATGTCTCCCACTCTAAAGTAACCTTTAGCTTCAACTAAAATCTCAAACTTACCTCTCATCCCTATGAAATCAGGGATATACATTCTATTAACTATGTAAGGTATCTGTTTTGATTCGTAACTACAGAGGTCACCCAAGACCTCTGCAATTTGAGCTTCAAACTTGTTACGATACTTCATTAGTCTTAGCTTTAGCCTTAGCAGGTTGTTTAAACGATGCCTTAGGTTCCCTTAGTAAAGCCTGTGTCATCCCTCCTGTCTGAGAAACAAAAGGACTCCCGTGTAGTTCCCAACCATCGTTAAGAAGTTTTGTTATTGTTTCTTCAAAACGATCATGTCGTGGGGTGTTGATAACTTTAAACTCTTTAGCCATTAGTATCTCCTATTGTTTGTTAAGGTTAATCTCAGGAACCTGTGGCTTATTATTTACTTGGGTCAAAAACCTTGGACCAGTAGAATAAGAAAAGGCTCTTAAGCTTGGGTAGCAATGTGCTTTGTACTGACAGTAAGAACACATAGTAGATAGTTTTACATTTCCAGAACGCCCATCGGGTACTGGAGAAGAGCATGGCGCAGGACGGTCTTCCTGCTCTACGGACTTTTTTACATGTGACACACGCTCCTCAATGTCACCTGAGTAGTACTTATACATGGGATGTTTAGTATCATCTAAGTCATACTCAAGCACCGCCAGAGTACCATTCTGTTTATCCATAGCCAACCACGCCCACTTACGGTCACCTTCTGCATGAGCATATGCTTTGATCTGATCTACATAACCAAAGTCATCATTCATTGCTAAGGTTCCGTCCTTAAACTTCTTCATACCGAAAGCAGTTGTAGACTTAACGTCAACTACAGTACCATCTATCTTACAGTCCATGTGTCCTTTAACACCACCTACTGACACTTCCTTCTGTTCATCAGTGACCTCGTGTCCCGTCATACGAACAAGCATGAGAAGAAACTCTTCAATCAAATGACCATACATAAACTTGATTAAGGTGTGTGGTTGTAGTTTCTCTCCAGTGTAGTTGTTCACTGAGTACCATTGTTGTAAGTCTGGTTTGCCTATAGCAGACAGCCTTAGCTTACGTCCATCATAACGGTGATTAGAAGGTAGGAACTCTTTCTTCATTAGGTCCTTAAGTGACTCCCCAAACTTCTCTATCTCTGCTTCAGGGTCAACACCTTTAGCTGTGTTTTTATTCTTCATCAACGTATAGATGTCTTCTACTAGTGTGTCTAATGTTTTACTCATGTCATCTCCTAGTGGGTTTCAGCCCAGTTGTTTCCGATTTTATATTCCCCATCTAAGGGACATCTTAAGTTAAACTTTAGACCTGCTGATTTAATACACTCTACAGCTAACCATCCAAAATTATCTACTTGGTCTTCCCGAACTTCCGCTTGAAATTCATCGTGAATATTACCTACGAATTTATAGTCTATACTATGTAGTATCGCATACTCATTTAACAGTGTCAAGGCTTTTTTCATAATAATTGCACCAGCGGATTGTAAGAGAGTGTTTAAACTAGCGTGTGCTGATCTTATGATTAGCTTTCTTCCGTCAAGTCCTTTGAGGTATCCTCTTTGGGAACTACGCTCAACTCTTTCTCTAAGGTCTCTAAGAGACGGAGTGTTGTCGAGAAATTTTTTCTTGAGCTTTGCCCCATCTCTGCTATTGCCTCCAACAACACTTCCGATTTTAGCGTCCCCCGCTCCATATAGGAAAGCATAGATAAAAGTCTTTGCGTTGTCTCTTGTTGTAAGTCCTGCTGAGTTTTGATTAACTGTGTGTATGTCTCCATTAATAACTTCATGGGTATACTCCTTATCGTCCATGTAATGTGCCAACATCCTCAACTCTAATCCTGAAGCATCAACACCTACTAACTTGTAACCTTTAGGAACTACCCAACAACTCCGACACTCGCCACCGTAAGGTGAGTAACTCGCTGGAACCTGAGCCATATTGGGACTGCTGTGTGTCATACGTCCCGTTACAGCACCGATAGGGTTAACGTAACCATGAACTCTTCCGTCCTCTTCTACTCCTTCTAGCCATGAATCTATCTGTGCCATACGCTTCTGTACCAGTAAGTACTCAGCGATAAGAGAAGCTTCAGGTATCTTCTTGACTTTACTAAGGACTGCTTCATCGACAATTACGTTTCCCTTCTCAGTGTATGTCTCAGGCTTCCATCCGAAAAACTGTAAGTATCTTCCGATCTGTTGCCTAGAACCTAGGTTAAACTCAGGCCAATCTATTCTACTAAATGAACCAGATACAAAGCCCCTGTCGCAATCACTAAGAAACTTAAGACCCACAGTGCTGAGTCTGCCATCTTTATTGTACTTAGGCGTGATCTCTTTAACAAAAACAGGTAACGGCTTAAACTTTTCGTGTACTTCATCTTCTATCTCCATCTTTCTTTGTTTCAATCTGGCTAGTAAATCAACACACTTTCTCTGATCGAGTAACCAACCATTCTCGGTCTGTTTAGCGATAACTTTTTGTACTTCATGTTCCAGAGTTACACTCGTATCACCAAACTTCTCAAGTCTTTCAGTAAGTAAATCATAAACTTTATGAGTTACATCACAATCTTGTTCACAGTACTTAATCATCTCAGGTGTTAGCTTAGTCCAATCATCATGGTCTCCCTTAGGAAACTTAAGTCTTTCTCCCCAAGCTTTGAGAGAATGTCCATCCTCTAGCTGTGGGTTATAAAGTCTAGATAAAGTCAACGTATCTATAATCTCATGCTGTTTAAACGTTACGCCTAAGAACTTCTCTACAATAGGGGAGTCGAACCCAAGAATATTGTGACCAATAATAGTATCAAATCCATCAATGTACTCCTGTATTTGTTTTATTTCAGATAGGGGCGCAAGGAAATTCTTCTTCGTCCCCGTTTGTATGTCTTTCGTCCCGATCATCCAAACCTTTGTAACTGGAAAAGCGGTGGTTTCTATATCTAGAATAAGCTTCTTTGTCATTGATTAAAGTCTCACCATTTTTTAATGCGATATGTTCAAGTCTGTGACAGTTACAACATAGTATAGCACACTTGGCTAACTCGTCAATAGTTTCTTTTGTCATCCCTCTAAACCTGTCTATTTTAACACTAAATTTTTTCTTAGTGGGGTCTATATGATGTACGTCTAGAACATCAATAGGAAATCTTTCACCACATATTTCACATTTGCATTTCGTTTTTTCCATCATGTACTTAAATTTATTATCAAAACCTTGTTGCCTGTTTTCGTCTTTTCTTTTTTCATTGTAATCACGATGGTATTTAAGATATTCTTCTCTGTTTTTAGAACTCTTCATCTTCTACCGCCTTTACTTTAGGTTCCACACCAGCAACCATACGCCCTGTGCCTTCCTCATAGTACAACCATCCAGCGTGTCCAGTGCGTCCTGTCCTACGACACTTCACTAGCTGTACCTTAGTGGAGTTTCTAGTGTACTGATCCTCAGACATCTTGTCACGACTCAATAAGATTGTGTTAAAGGCTATCTGATTGATCGATCCTGACCCCTTCATGTCGTACTCGTTGACATCGTGTGGGTCTTTGACGTTAGGCTTCCTCATGTGTGACACGATAACAATAGATACTCCTGTCTCCTTAGCTAACTTAAGACATCTATCCATGAACTCATCTATCTGTCCATTCTCGTTTGATCTGACTGCTGCATGTAAAGGGTCAAGAAGAATAACATCACAGTCATCACCCACAGCCATCCACCTCATCTTAGAGAACAACGCATCAACATCAGAGAAACCTAGGTGCTTCAGTATATGCACATTAGATTTACTTTTGAAGTCATCGTAGAAGTCACGGTATAAAGAGTTGTCCCTAGTTTCTGATGGGACTATACTAATGTTCTCACCACTGTGTAACGATACAATCTTCTCAATGGTCTCACCTAGGTCTGACTCTAACAACACTGCACCAATCTTTTTATTTGATTGTAACACCATGTCGTAAAGGAGATTAAATACCATTGTGGTTTTACCGATTGAAGTTAAAGCACCTATCACAGTTACCTCACCTGTGGCTAGGCCACCATTCATCATCACATTCAATGACCCATAGGCATCTGGTAAAGGTATGATCTCCTCTGTGCCACGTTTGATGAAAGCATCCCAACACTCCTCGTCACCGAACGACACTACTCCTACTGGTCTGTAGGGTTTAGCGTCCCACCATGAACTCACGAACTCTTGAACTCTACTGGCTTGTAACATTTCCCCAGCATCCTTAAGAGGGAGAGAAACAACCTTTGCTTTGTTGTGAGAGAACAGCGGTAGTATGCTATCTACTGCTTGCTTTCCAGCATCATCCATATCAAAACAGATCACAACATTTTCAAAAGTTTCTAGCCACTCTAGGTTAGCTTTGATGTCCTTCAATGCTCCAGCGGAACCTGTCTTGATTGACACCACAGGCCACTTACCGTCAAACATCTCTGCCACTGCTAGGGCATCTAACTCACCCTCAACTACTGTGACAAATTTACCACCCTCTCGCCATATTTGTTGTCCGAACAATCCAGTATTCTCTAGTGTCCCTGTAGCGTGGAAATTCTTAGTTGCTACTGTACGGACTTTTGTACCTACCGCCTCTCCTGTATCTTTGTCATGATACGGATAATGATGTTTATTAATACTACCATCTGCGTTCTTCTCCAGAGTAACTCCAAACTTTCTTACAATGCTTTCCGATATACGTCTATCTTTTATAGCACCACTTACACCTGACATTTCAAATCCTCGTTTTGTTTTAATTATTTTAGGTTGCTCAAAGGCATCCTGTTTAAACACTGTGTAATTACAAGCGTAACAGTATTTGTGTCCGTCATCATAAGAAACTAAATTATCTCCTGATCTGTCGTTACCACTCTCTCGACACTTAGGACATGCACTCTTGCCTGTAACTTTAGAAACTTTTTGCAACAAAATAATCTCCTTGTTAAAAAGCGGAACCTAGGTTTTACCCTAGGCTCCTAGTTAAGTCAACGAGGGTTAAAACTCTTCATCACCGTCA